AGTATAATGTAATACATTTTTACCTTGACGCATTGCTTCTGCACCCATCTTGGCAAGAACCCAACTCTTACCACTACCAGCACAAGCAGTAATAATTCCCAGTTCACCACCAGCAAGTCCACCATCCATAATACTGTCTACTTCTGTCCAATTAGTCTTGACAGTCTTACGAGCCATTTGACTCATACGCTTTTCAATATCAACCATATATTCATGTCCAATATTGCGTTCCATACCAGCTTTCATCGCAACATCAACTACATGTTTGATTTTATCATATTGACCACTCTTCAAATGATCAACACTCTCCATAATAGCATTCTTGATTTTTTGATTCTTACAAAATTCAAGAAACTGTTCTTTGATGTACTTCAAATCAGTATCACTGATTTTCTGATAAACGAGACGAAGTTGTTCTACAACTGATTGTTTCAACAAATCATTTTCAATACCATCTACTTTAACCTTAAAGACTGCCAAGGTTGGTAGATCTTTATATTGAAGAAAATAACTAATTGTTTCTTTAACGATAAATTTATGAGCGTCAGTCTCAAAACTATCTGGTTCTAAGATGTCGCTGATTCGTTCAATGAATGTTTTATCCGACACCAAACCACTAATACATTTGATTTGGAATTCAGATCCGAATTTTTTTAGGTTATCAATAATTTTTTCCGACATATATTTAATATAATTTATCTACACCAACTATACCATACCATTTCTGTAAACCAAGATTATTTACAGAACCATTGAGTTAATCTTTCCAAACACTTCATTTAACCATATCATGCTATTTGGAAAGTTATTTTGCATACAATCTTCCACCAACAATTTACTAAAACCAAATCTGTCAAGTTTGCAAATTGGTTTTTCCATAATTTCATTGATTCTCAATTGCGAGAATGATTGAATTTGTGTATCATGCAATTGCATTAAATCATAATTACGTTGCATGATGTCTTTATTTTCCAGTACTGTATCATACAACTTCAACTTACCTTTATGGGTATCACTGTAATTGTATAATTCTTGTAAGGAATATTGTTTATCTTCTGTAAGAATAGGATAACATTTAATAATAGTTTTTAACCCAGCACCTTTAATGCCGTCAATATTATCACTACTGTCTCCTTCCATTACTCTATAGTTGATAAAGTTCTTACAACTAATACCATATTCCAATAGAATTTCTGCACAACCATACAATTTCTTTTTGGTTGGACTCCAAATTTTAATTCTATCACCGGCTAATTGTAAGAAGTCTTTATCAGCACTCATAATAGTAACATTACTATTCTTAAAGTACTCTTTAGCCAAATAAGCAATTGTGTCATCTGCTTCAATATGATCAATTGCCATAGTTGTAACAGGCAATTTATCCAAGTATTGTACAGTTCTTAACAACTGTTTCTTTAGATTTTTATCTTCTGTATCTGGAGTGGTAAGATCATCATAAGCTCTATTAAGCCTAATTTTAGTCTTTCTACCACTCTTGTATTCTGGATAAATCTTCCGTCTTTTCAGTGAACCCCCTTGGCCATCAGACACAATCACAATCTTTGTAGGATTGATTAATTTTGCTGCATAACCAATGCTTTTTAAGCACCCTGCAATTCCACCAGTATGGTTACCATTGGAATTGAGGGAGGGGGAGGCCATGAACGCTCTAATAAAAGTGTTCATGAAATCAACAATTAATATTTCAGAATCGGAGGATCTATTCAATCCTCCAACTCTGTCTTCTTGTTTTACATTATCGAATAACGAAAACAACCTCTTTTTTTCACTGTCAGATAGATTACTCATTCTCAGATGATACACCAGCATCTTCATCATTGTCAACAACTGCGTCGTCAACAATAATACTATTTGGATCTTTGTACTTCATAATTACTTCATCACAAATCTTCAAGTAAATTTCTTCACCCAAAACTTTGTCAGTCTTCATTGTTTCTACAAAGTCCTTAGACTGGAACTTCCATTCACTACCATCATCTTTCTTATAGGTATAATAAGCACCACCTTGTTTTACCAAGTTGTTTTCCTTCAATACTTTGATCCAACTGCCATAATCAGCAATTCCACTATCAAAGTAAATATCAAAAGCAGCTTGACGTTGTGGTGGTCCCATACGGTTCTTGATAACAACTGCTTTACATTCATTACCAATAACTTCTTCACCTCTCTTGAGTTTACCAGTGTTGTTCAAACGTACACGAACACTACAATGATATGCAAGTGACTTACCACCACTTACTACCCACTTATCACCAAATGCCATAGCATTTAGATTCTGACGCAATTGATTGGTGAATACAGTAAGAACTTTCTGTTTACCAATCATGTTGGTAATCTTACGCATTGCTTTGCTGATAATAATAGATTTACCAGTAGCAAATCCATCCTTACCATGATCACTTTCCAATTCTGCCTTTGTTGATGCTGCAGCAACAGAATCAACAATGATTGTAAGAATACGATCTTTATTGGACTTTCTTACAATTCCAATCATGTGTTCCATCTTTTCAAAAATATCTTCAACAGTTTCGCATTGAACATATAGAAGTTTTGATAGATCTACACCGAGACTTTTCCAGAACTCTGGAGCAGCAGCATTTTCAGTGTCAATAACAACTGCTACACCACCTTTTCTCTGTGTATCAGCAACAACATGCGCTGATACTAGACTTTTACCAGTACCTTCTAATCCATTGAATTCAACCATCTTGCCTACTGGTAATCCACCATGCGGACGATTACTAATTGCTAGATCAAGAATAGAAGAACCTGTACTAATCCAATCACTAATTTCTGCTGGATTTTCTTGTTCATCCAAGAAATATGCAATCTTTCCGCCATCTTTATTGGCTTTATTTAACTCATTTGCGAGTAATTCTACTAACTCATCTCTTTGAGGAGTTTCTTGTGTAACTTGATTTTTCTTTTTCATAAAAATATAAAACTAAAATAGGGGTGGCAGTAATATATACTACCACCCCATTACAAACAATTTATTTAACTGTTAAACAAATTATCAAAAGCAGCAGCTACATCATCTGAATTTGATTTTGCTGCAGTAGCAGTTGGTGATTTATTTGTTGCAGTTGCTTTTGGAAAAGCAGTAGCAGCAGTTGGAGGAGCAGTAAACGGAGTGTCATCTTCAACAATAGTATTGACGGTTCCTTCAGCAGATTGAGTTTCTGGATTCAACCATGCATTCATTACACCCTTTAGTTCTTCGTAGGAAAATTCTGGGAATAAATCCAGAATATTTGTTTGTTGTGCCAAGACATCTTTTTGAGCGACATCAATTGCAATACTTGCATTTGGCTTAACACGAATTGTAGTTTCTGGGAAAGACTTACCAGAATCTTCTGCAGTACGGAATTCTACTACAATATCACGACCGTTAACCAAATCGGTGATATCACCGTAATCAACGTCATTGATGATGCTTAGAATTTCTTGGTAAACATTCTTACCGAATCCCCAGAAACGAACACCTTCTCCTTCTTCACCACGAACAATGATAGGAGCATATGTACGCATCTTTGGTTCCATCTTCTTACCCAAAATCCAGTCTTCCTTGTTACCGGTCTTCTTCATACGATTGGACCATTCAACGATTGGATCAGGACGATTGAAACTATCAGGAGATAGATAGGTCTTGTTGTTGATATTATAGTGGAACTTCAACTCAATAAAAGGATTATCAGGTTGATACTTGTAGGGAACGATACGAACCACTTGTTTACCAGGCTTTGGTTTCCAAATAAGATTGGTTTTGTTGCCTTGGTTTGTTAGAGAGCTCAAACGGCTCTTCAGCTTTGATATGTCTAATGCCATAATTTTTTAATTAGTTAATTTAGTTAATTAGTTAATTAGATAACTCACACGAATTATTTAATGACAACCAATTAAGTTGTCATCAATATATATGAAGACCAAAAAGATTTCAACTTATTATATCAAATATTTTGACGGAGACGATTTTGACAGATACTTCGCTCGTTAAAATAATTGAATTTCTGTAGAGATTCCAGTCCAATTGATAGGTTTTATCAAAAACACCATTGTTTTCCTCGGCAATCAACTTGTTCATCGCATTCAAAGTGTAAAGAGTATTTGTGTCTTTTTTTCTATGAACGCTGATAGTGTTTTTAAATTTCAGTGAATTCCCATCGGATAAGTCAACATTGTATGTAGCATATAGTTCTTTTGGGTTGTTGACATTGCAGAGTAAAAATATTTTACCGTTAATGACGCTATAGAAACTTTTTATTTCTTGGATAATGTCATTATATTCTTTGGAATTGGTAAATGTACACAATAGTTGTTTGTTCTTCATTTATTTTATTATTAGTTTTTTACCGTCAACATTCCACAATTTACCGACATAATCTCCCGAAGAATCAAACCAACTATTTCGTTTGTTATAAAATCCGTATTTTAAAGCTTCTTCTAAAGTATATTCAGTAGTCAATGCTTTCTCAATTGCTACCGCATCTTGTTCTTTTTCTTCAGGAGTTCTATCATCACCTTTTGATTGTTGTGGTTCTGCTTGTTGAACAGGTTGTGTTTGTTGTGGTTCAAATTCAATTTGTTGTCCACTTGGTTGTTCTGGTTGTTCATCTCCTGTAAACACATTGGCTTGTCCCCTTTTTGGATTTTCTTCAAAATGGGTACCACGAGCAATAGCTTTTTGTTTGTATTCAGGAGTTGGAAATGTAACAAGAATACCATTTGTATTGTATGCTTGTCTTTCTGGATATTTACCTTCAAGCATTTTATTCAAATATTGATTTACAATTTTATGATCAATATTTGAATTCAACAAATATTCTCTCAATACTTCAATATGTTCTTGTTTAGAAATATCAAAAATACCGTTTTCAATTGAAATGTCGGTACTTGCTTGTTCTAGTGCTTCAAAAAATATTTGTTTGATATTCATAATTAAAATACATCTTCTTCACTTAAATTGGAACGGTGAATTTCTGTTTTGAAAGAAAACTTACTTCCTCTTTCATTTCTCAATTCAATTGCAGAATAAAATGGTTTTACTTCTACTTTTCCATTTTCTTCTTCTTCTCGTATATCAAATATAATATATAAATATACAACGAAATATGTTCCCTCTTTATTTTTACTTACTTCAAACTTACTAAGTCTAAAATCCTTATTTTCACTTGCATCAATCAACTTTTTGCCACTTGAAAATTCAGACTTGGTTCCCATTCTGTTAATTGTCTTACCATTAAATACTACAAGCGGTAAACTATCATTGTTACCAAAGATTGCTTCAGCAGATATTTGACTTGCAAATTGAATAAATTCTTTCTTGATTTGAGCTTCATTACCCACATTCATAAATCGTTCAATGAACTTTTCATAAAATGTAATTGCTGCAATGTTAGAATTAAAGATGTTCATTGGTCTAAATGCACCTTTGTTCATCGGAACATCACCTTTAGTAGATGGATTAAAGTAATCGTTATAAACTTTAATAGAAGCATTCTTGACTTGTTTTACATCTTCTGGTGTAGTACCAGTAAGTTGAACCATAAACAAATTCTTATTATCAATTAATCTTACTTTTTCGTTTATGGTACTAAATAAAGAATCTGGTTGAATTCTATTAATTTGTTGAATAAAGATTGTGACATTTTTCTTTAATGAATCGGTCATTTTTACCAATACTTCATCGGCTTCTCTTGCTTCAGATAAAATTCCAATTTCTTTTTCAATAGCATCCCAACTATTAAACATATTAGAATATTGATTTCTAGCATAATTCATGTCTTCTTGACATTTTTGTTCAATATTACCAAATATTTTAACAACGGTATTTTTAACTTTTTGTATAAAATCAGACCATCCTTTTGTCAATTCCGCAGACAAATCTCCAATTTTTGATGAAATTCTATTGAGTGATGACTTTAACGATGATATAAATTCAATTTCAGTTAGTAATGTTTTACCAATATAAATTTCTTCAAACACAGGAGCACCACCACTAAATACACTGCGTGGATCTTTTTCAATTGGTTTTCCATCTGGTTGTTGTGACTGTAACCATTGATAGTATTTTTCTCTTTCTGCGGGTGTACCTGAAAAACTTAATTTGTCCGGTAAAATATCAAAAGCACCTTTCATTCTTCCAATACGATAACTATCACCACCAGCTTTTAAAGAAACCATTGCGAATTTCTTTCCAGTACCAGTTATTTCACACAAACTTTCGTTGGTACCACTTACTTTTCTATCTTTTAAAGCAATTTGAATTTCTGATATACTACAATTGTACAACAATACCGCATCAGCAGTGTTTTCTTTTTTCTTATCTTTACTGGCATAACCACTCTTATTGAACGATTCATAGAACTTTTTGATGTCTTGATGAATAAATCCGGTTGGTTTTGTAGTTGTTACATTTGCCAATGTTACACTAGTACCAGATGCCAATTCAATTCTAGCCTTTATATCAGCATAATTTTGATATAATTTATTTTTACCAACAGCAGTAATTATTGCAGGATTATCTAATTGTTGTATGCTCTTTAATATCTTTTCTATTTCTTCAGATAATTTTAACCACTTTTTGATTGTGTCTTTTTCTTTTGGATAATAATCGCCATTTTCGCCGAATATCTTATATAAAGGAAAACTTTCTCTCAATTGTTGACTGAATGGCAATGGCATAACAGTCTCAACCTGTTGTAACTTAACTTGTAAGTCTTTTAATTTTACATCTTCATCTATATTCATTCGTATATATAAATATTGATATATACACGAAAATCAAATTGTTTTTAAATATCTACCACCGTCATACTATCATAATTCTTACCAATATAACACTTTACAGGAAATTGATTGTTTGACATCAACCGTTTTAATTCCACCAATGTTTCTTTTTTATCATTCTTATGACAATCAAACGAAACACTGTCATAAGTATACAAAATAGCCTTGGTTTGTTTACCATTCAAGTATTCATTGACTCTTACCAATGATTGCATTCCAAATTCAGTTTCACTAGCTTGCAAGATATAATTGAACAATTTGTTTGGATTTGGTTCATTTATATGGTTTGTAGTAATTCTTCTCTTATAGATTGGTGTTTCTACATAACCATTTTCACTAAAGAATGTCCACCTATGAGCAATATAATCGCTCATTTTCTTAAAAAATGGTATTTCTAATAATTCTGATGGAATATTACCATACATACATTGAAAAGTAAGATTCTTTGACGCTTTGATTTCTTCATCCGTTAATGAATCTTTTCCATAATATAACTTACCAAGATATTCATAAGCACTTGGTGGTAAATTGTAATTGATTAACTTTGCAACTATGTGGGGGTGGTAGGCACTATAATCAATCATAAACAACATACCATCTTCACCATATCTACTAATAAATGATGATCTACAACCGTTTTCTTTGTTCAATGCACTATAATTGACATTACCAAATCTATTACTAGGTCGTCCTGTTGCGGTATATAGGTTATATTGAGTATAAACTATACCATCCCTATCTTTGCTGGTTTTGTTTTCAAAATGCCTATTAAACAATTCAGTATCTACTTTTAACCCATTCTGTTCAAGAATTCTAAGATTGTCTGTAATAGTGCTATTGATACTATGAAAACTGTCATCAATTTTGATGGATCTAAGTCTAATCAACACCGCATCATACATGTTTTCAAACTTTTCCAAATGTTTTACCATTGGAATTGCTTTATTCAATTCACCATACTTTTGAAATTTGGTTTTGATAACATTGTGTGCAGTTGTATCAAATTCACTATAATCTTCAACTTTACCGTCACTAATAAAGAAAATGATGTTGATATCATACAGATTATTGATAGGAAATAGATGTAAACACTTTTTCTTATCAAATACCCATTTCTTACCTTTAAGTTTATTAAAGTCGTTGATTAGTGTGATTTTATTGATAAAGATATTACAATCTGGGTGTGTAAGATTGATAACATATGTAGTTTTAGATTTAAGCATATGAATCAAAACCATACACAATTCATCTACACA